TGAGGCCGCCTCAGCAGTTTCACGGTCAGGGCCGTTAGCACCCCGCATGATCTCTGACATGCCGGTGACTTCATACAGAAGGGACATAGCATCAGCTCTTTGCTCCTTCAACTCACCGAGGGCGGCTGCAAGGTCAGCGATTGGCATCCAATCTACGACCCCCTCCATACCAGCCTTCTCTGTGAACCTCGCCCAGTCCTTTACCGGGATGAGGTCGTTGTCCGTTCCCTCTTCGAAAATGCGGCGTATCTCCGGCGTTGAGCTATCGTAAACACCGACGGCCTTAATCGCGCTGGTAATGAGAGATATACGGGTCTCAAGATGATCGATCTCGTTATATAGGTCCTGCGCCAGTAAGAAGTCCGGCTGAGGGAGGTAATTATCCGTGATTGGGTTCGCAATAAAAGGTTCTGGTATCGGCCAGAAGTTAAAAAGTTGAAGCGGATCAGTCTTGGTGTCCAAGATTTCCTGAGGTTCGGACGAGAACCAATATACAGACTTATTGTCCTTACACCAGATCTCCCATACCTCCGCACGGTCCCACACATCCGTCTTCTCAGGGGTACGGTCATCAACGTCTTCATCATCACGCCCTTTCTTGTTATAGGTAAGCTTCTCAGCCTTCTCCTCACCAAATCTTTTAGAAGCCTGATCTTTAGTGGGGAAGGTCCTAAAGGCGATCCAGGGTACCTCGGCCCATACGCGGGCGAAACCCCACAAGAAGTCGTCCCAATGCACGTACTCAATGGGTGCCCGCTCGTCAATAAGTTTCTGAGTCTTTACCTCGGGGGCCAGCTCCTCGCCGTCCTCGGCGAGGATCGCAGGAACGAGGTTCTCCTCGCTGTCGAACTCATACCGGACTCTGGCTACGCCAAGTCCGGGAAGGAGACGGTCACTTAGGACATGTCCTAAGATGCCCTTTAAGTCGCTACCAGCGGCCAGAATGGCATTATTGAGCATGCGGTCGTAGATTAACGCTGCTACACGAGCTACGTCGTCCTCGGGATCAGCATAACGACGTGAAACATCCACTTTTGGTGGATTTCCGTTCACCATGTCCATCAAGGTCTTGGTGTTAGAGTGAAATAGATTCACTCGGAACTGATATCCGGAGGCCGTGGCCCGCTCGTCGCCGTCCAAAGACGCCCGAGCGTCCTGATAGCGGGCGTGGATGCGCTTACCTTTCTTTCTCCACTTACCGATACGCTCCTCGGCAGCCTTTAGCTCAGCGCTCCAACGCCTCCACTGACCCTTGGCGTCCTTCTCGAAGTCCTTTACGGACCGTATGCTCTCTGGTGAGTCGCTCATAGTCTATGTCGGTTCCAATTCACGCGTTCACGCGCAGCAAAGAGATCATCCAGCGTATACGATGGCGGAGTCCAGGCTGTCTGAGCACCGAGCCGTCCGGCAAGCGTCCGCTCGCCCTTGTTCGCCCTTGCAACGAGCGCCAAATAACGGAACGCATCAGCTCCATTGGAGGACCAGTCATGCTCTGGTTTGTCGCTGAAGCTCTGTTTTAGCTCGTCATACTTGCGATGGTAGGCCCGAAGTGCCTCTATGCCGTGCTTGCATCGGTCGCGATCCAGCCTGCTGGATCGCAGTACGAGTCTCGCAGCATTGATGCCGTCCTGTAAGTCCAGACGGGGGAGTATCTCCCACGTCCAGTCAAGCTCGTTACGCTCTACATAGTAGAGACATTGCTCAACCGTGCTTCGCCCCGTCTGCAAGGTCTTGGCCCTTGCGTCGTGGGGAAGCCAGAGGGTACCGTAGTCATACGGTTTTGCCTCCAGAATGCCGAAGTAGTACTGGAGAGACTCTCCTTGTCCCTCCTCGTAGTCAATAACGTCGAAACCGGAGGGGGTCTCTTGCCAGAACCACAGCGCCGTGGAATCGGAGAATCCGAGATCCAAGGCGACGTGGACCTCATAGTCTGGGTCATGGGGGACCACGCCGATGCGGCCGTCCCGCTCCATCTCGGAGATGATCTCCGAGTAGTACGTGCCACGGACCGCTGCCTCGAACGAGCACATATACTCTTGCGCATACTGGTTCTCGTCCATTATCTGCCTGGCGATCGCCAGTTCTGACTCCTTGAGTATCCCGGACTCCTCGGCGTTGACCTCCAAATAGAACCAATCGTCGGACGACCTCGCGATCTCGCGAATGTCGTAGAAGTGATTTTTACCCTTGGGAGTGCCGATGAACGTGGCCCACCCTTGCCGATCCGTAAGTGTTGGAAACAACACTTCTGCCCACAAAGAAGGGCGGCAGTCGCCGAACTCGTCAAGAACGACTCCGTCGAGGTAGATACCCCGCAGGGCGTCGGGGTTGTCGGCCCCGTACAGAGTGATTTTGGAGCCGTTGAAAAGCTCGACTGAGAGCTCTGACTCCTTAGTCTTAACCTGCGTATCTTGCGTTGCACGTTTGAGGTACATCCACGCTACGTCTTTCGCCTGCCGATAGAACGGGGCGATATACGCGTAACGAGCATCGCTCTTACGCGTATACAGCGCACGGGTGTGGATATCGTTCACACACGCCACGGTCTTACCGCCGCGGCGATGGAAAACGATGCAAGCCCACCGCTGCGAGCGCTCGTGGAACGCTTGAAAGTGAGGCCTTGGGGTGTAGTAAACCTCCACGTTATGGCTCTAAAGTCGCACCAAGCGTGACGCTCGCCGTAGCGAGAACCTCGAGCGTGGAGGCGTTACGAATTTTGACGTCACCGGTGACCTGCCAATTAACGAACGACCCAGGACCGCCGGTTGCTGTGATTGTCCACGCTCTGACCGCTGACAAAGCGAGCCACGTGGAGGGACCAAACCCGGCCCCGCTGAGCTGGGCGGTATCTCCGGAGGGGTTGAAGTTAACCTGGAAGTCTGCCGGGTCGGCCCCGTTGGGTATCCATTGAACGAGAGTGGTGATAGATCCGAGATGCTCTTGGTACTGCTCATTGACCGTCGTAAGACGATACATCGTCGCGACGGATCCTGGGCCGATACCAAACGAGGCGAAGAAACCGCCGACCAACGTCGCCGTTAATCTGGGAGCGGCCGCGTTCGCTGCAAAGTGAGCAATGCTCACCGACTAGACTCCGTCTAGTCGAGAGGGTGGTAAGACATGTCTTACCACCCTCTCGTCCTCGTCCTTCAAAGCGAACTGCCTGCTCGCTTCGCTCGGGAGGATACGAGCGTAGAGCTTAAAGAACTCAGTGGGGTGGGTGTCTCCCCAATGCGCCAGACGAGGAACGCCTCCGATTAATTCGAAAGCATCATGGAAGGCGTTGACAACGCGGGACCTGCGGACCTCACGGGGGACCGAAATACGACTGACTCCGTTTCCTGAATGAGCGAGGTCCGAGAGGCTCCGACAATCCTCTGCGATATCCGAATAGGGGACCGGATCTTCGTAGACCCGATCCTCAATGGGACCTTCGGTAATTTGGCTAAATTCTTCATGAGTTATAAGCTCTTGCTTCACCGGAATCCCTCCTCGAGTACGTGGATCCTAGCACAACAGTCGAAGATATGCAAGCGTGGCACCGTGACGAAGTCACATTGTCGATGAGAATGCGAGGCAGGAAGAGCAATTTCCGTGCCAACTTTGGGGGCTAGACCCCCCTAGCACATTTTTTATAGCTATGCAATAGGTAGGTAGCATTTTATTTGCAATAAAAAAGGCCGCTAATTTAGCGGCCTTAGTATTGTGTTGCTTGTTATTTTGTGTTAGGCGTTTTTATAACCCGTGGTTACATACTTATGCCTAACTAACCAGTTTAAAAACGGCACAGGCGGTTCCACTGTACCCTTTTTAGTTAGGCAGGGCGGGTTAGCCACAATGGCGGCGGCGTAGGCGCTTACCGGCTGGCCTACAAAGCTTTGGCAAGCATTGTAGTAGTGCCAGCGCGCGCTGTTAGGCGCAAACGGGTTAGCGGTAAAAGCTACGCCCGTAATAATGGCAATTTTAACTTGCCCGTTTGCTGCGGCTGCCTGCGCCGGTGTAGCGCCGTTAGCGCCGGCGGTTGCCTGCGCTGCTACGTTTGCTGCTTTGTTTTTAGCCATGTTAGTTTACCTTTGCTAGTGCTAGGCAACATTGCCTAGTGGGTATACTTTAACCGCGTTAGCCACCAAAGGCAAGCTATTTTTATGGTTTGCTTATACCTGTTTGTTATATGGGCTACTGGCAAAAACCGTGCCAACCGAAGGCGACCGGCAAGCCGGACAGACGACCGAGACGATAGAAGAGAGAAGATACAAGAGAGATCTTGGAGTTATCTTCACACGCTTCTCTCAACTGAGATCTTCTAGAGTTATCTTCACTTAATTCGTGCTTGCTTCCCACCATGTCATAGGTTATGCTAGCTATGGTAGTTAACCAACCACGGAGTGAGTAACCATGAACACCGAAGCTAGCAATGATGTGACCCTGCCCTGCACGGCGGCTGTAGCCGGAGCGATTGCGTTGAACCTGGTAGCGTTTTTCAAGGAGGAAATACAGAACATACGCTGCCTGAACAACCCGGACACTACGGACAAGGCCATTAAGATTGTCCTGGATGGCCGTCGGTTTGTCATATTTGTGTGCGATGACGAGCCGCTGAATTAGGGCGAACTGGCGGGCCGCGAGGCCCGCCTTTTTAGATTGTGGGAAAGAGATCTCTTCTGGAGTTATCTTCTCTCACGGAGTTCCTGTTCTTGTACCTGTTAGCTTCTCTCACTTGAAATCTCCGAAATCGGGCAAAAAAGAGCCCAGTTTTCACTGGGCTCTCAGAGTCTTACTTGGCCTCAACCAACTTCACGTACTCGCCGTCCTTGAACCAGTTGAGCCAGCCCGAACCCTTTTCAATCTTGCCGCTCTTGGGGACGCGGGGGCAGGTCGCCGGGTCTTCGACGAACTTGATAAACTCTTCCTTCGTCTTGCCGTCGTGGGCAACCAGAGCCGCGTAATAGAGCTGACGGGCCGACCCATCGCGGAAGCCGGGCTTTTTCTTTCCATTCACCACAATTTTCGTTGACATGCTAGTTCTCCTGAATAGTAGAGCACCGTGCCCCACTTGCTGTCAATATAGCATAGGAGGTGTCTTTTAGCAAGTCTTATTTTAGGTTGAAGAAATGACTCTTCGAGATAGGGAAGTCGGAGAAGATCCCCTTAGAGCCACGTATAGAGGAGAATAGACCTTCCGCCTTATCAGATTAACTCAGAGCCTACAGGGTAGCAGGGTACAAGGGTAGCAGGGTATTTGCATTGTAGCCCCATACGCATATATAGGGGGTGTCAGAAGGGCATTCCCACACATATACATAAAACCTACTAATTCCATGCTACCCCTGCTACCCCTGCTACTGAATATATAAGATTACCATACAAAACAACAACCTAGAATTTCTCTGGATCGGTAGCAGGGTTGGTAGCAGGGTTGCTCGCGACGACCTTAACCCTGCTACCTTCGTACTCTTTTGCCCATCCAATCTCACTATAGACACCTCCCCACATTACCCAGATCGTCGTAGGCTGTAATTTTCCACCGATCTTCACTTTTACCCTGCTACCACCATCGGCCCCACGGGCCTTCTTCACGCCCATCCTTGCAAGGGTTTGAGAGAACGAATTTACCCTGTTCTGTGGTATCATTTCCATCGGCTGAAGGCACCCTTCAGCGATCCACAATAACTCACGTGAAGTATAACAACGATGATCTAAGCCACGATCATCGAGGATATTCTCTTGTATCCAAGCCTCCCAAGGTGGAACTGTAGACTCCCGCATACGCAGTTTCGCTTCAGTCATTGGAGGCTGGGCAGCAGGATTGAAACTACTTAGATCACGTTTGAGTAGCCAATTCATAATGATCGCAGCACCTTCAGCTCTCATCCATTGAAACTTAGGATCGAAGTATGGAATATTGTTTTCCAACTCCTTATTCGCAATCTCAGCGACAAAGAATCGACGATCAAACGCTTCCAATGGCAGCACATCAATATGATTCGACTGAAGCATGAAGTTAAACCGAGCGGGCACCATGCGAGCATCCACCCCCTTGGGCTCCAGTCTCACAGTTTCGCTCGTAATCATATCTTTCAGGCGATTATACACCTTATCACTCGCTTTCTTCTGATCGGCTTCCTGCATAATCACCATTTGAGCTTTCGCAATACCAGCGTTGAAATCATTCTCCAACGTGCTCAATGGTGGGCTCCACACATTTTCCTTCCCATATATCCGTGTGAGAGTCTCACACAAGAACCCCTTGCCTGTACCACTAGGACCAACGAGGATAAGCGCGCTATTCATCTTCTTCCCAGGGTTTTGGATCGGGTATGCGAGCCAATCAAGGAGATACTCACGTTCCGTAGGAACGGCGAATGCCTTTTCCACCCAATCTAAGAAAGGACTAGCATCGCCCTCTATGGGCTCCAAACCGAACCCCGGCCAGATGTTATAATACGAGGGATTGGCCTCATAATTGATCTCACCCTGCCCAGGCTCGTACAGCGTAGTGTCTACGACATTGCGAAGCTTAGATTCTAACCATACTTTCGGTAGAGGTATAGGCTTCTTATCTATTCCCCAAACCTTCCAATTCGCATACACAGTTTGGAAATGACCGATGCCCATGCGAACCTTGAGCTTGCGATCGTACACCTCACCAATATCGCGTATTAGCACGACCTCAGTATTTAGCCGCTCTATATATCTGTCTATGTCAGTCTTTATTTCTATTCCTTCATTAGACAATAACAGAGCTTTCAGTGCTTCAAGGCCGTGAACTTTGGTATAATCGTCGCACCCCCAATCATCCTCCCCCTTGGGTAGGACAATATGAAATGCTTGTGCTCCACACTCCAAATCCATCATTGCGCTGAACCTGGGTGCGACAGCTCTTAATGGCTTATTTTCGCTTTCAGGGTGGACATTCGAATCCATGAAAAGAAATGGCTTTAGCCTCTTTTCATCCCAAGGCAGCTTTTTGAAATCCCAATGTAGTTCATCATTCTTACTAAATCCCCAACAACCATTGACCCCAATAGCAGGAAAGCCGAGGCGGCTCACCACCTCGGCTTTCAATACACTTTCACAAACAAAAATCCTAGACTCGTAACTCAGTTGAAGCCAGTTAGTCGTAGGGGAGAAGTGGACACTGGCTGGCTTGTCCTTTGCGGAGTCGGCCAGACACAATAGCTTAGGGAGCCCTGAGTTATCCACGAAGCCTGAACGGTACCAGACTCTTGCACTGTAATCTACTATTTCTCCTTCAATGTCATATATGGGGATCAGTATAGCTTTTTCTACATGATCTGTAAAACGCTTTGGAAATTTTAACTCTTCGAGTCTTGCTGCACTCGGTAATAGCTCTATCTTAAACTTGTTAATAAATCGATCGTCGAATCCTCGATCGTATAAATACTGGAGCTGATCTTTTATGAGGGCAAAGGAATTCTCTGACATGGGTATGATCCCTAAACTAAGGTGACATGGCCAACAACCGGACTAATAGTCACTATAACACAAAATGCCTGATCATACAATCCCCCTTGCTCTTCATTAACCTCCTTAGCTATAATAACTAGGTGGCAAGGGTGCCACCAGGAGTCAAAATGGATAACTATGAGATCTGGTATATATGCAGGAAAACGGAAGGGCAGGTGACCTTCCCCGGTAAATTCAACGCCATCCAATTCTTTATGGATAAGGTTAAGGAACTATTCCTTGAGCCGGGTGCTGAAGTACACCTAAATGACCTGCGCGACGATGGCAAGGTCCTGGCCTGCTGGCGCAACATGGATTTCGATCCGGGCGACAACAGCTAGCACGAAAAGGCCCTAGCTCACGCTAGGGCTTTTTCTTACTGCTAATCCTCGTTCTGGCTGTCAGCCCACAGGGCGAGCAACAGAATGAATAGCCATTCCATCTCAGTCCACCTCTATAGTCGCAGGGCATGAGTCATTTACGTCCACAGAGAGATAGAACTCATCCCCCCCATGGTCGTATACACATGTCTTGATCGTGTTGCCCCAGATCTCATACATAAAGATCGCCAAGCCGAGCAAGGTGAGGTGCCGGAGCACCCCACCTGCCTTTTTCACAGCGCCTCCCAGATGGTGTCAATTTCCCCCAGCTCAAACCGCTGCTCGGGGCGGGCCTTTTGGAGCAGCTTCAACTTGCTTTCCGCTGCATTCTGGGTGAACGGCTTCTGGCCGTCGGTACCGATAACCGACACCTTGTCGCCGTTGAACGCCAATATCACAAACCTCTGTATCGTTGCCACTTCAGTTACTCCTGATAGGTTGCTAGGACGCTGTTCACCCCGTCCCAATAGGTGTTTTCCAACTCTGTACCCTTAAACGGATTCCCGCACCGCCGCTCCTGGGCAAACTCCCGTAGGTGGCCGATGCCCCAATGGTTCTTAATCTTGTGTTTCGTACCACTTACGCCGCGATCAAAGGCATCACCCGCATCGTAAAACCGACTGGTGATTTGCACTGGTTCGTAGGTGCCACCGTTGAAGCCACGCTCGGTAATCACCCATGTTCCCATGCTGTTTTCGTGCAGCCTGCCCTCGTTGTACACCAGCTTCTTGGGATACGTAATGTCCCCATAGGCAAGATAACCGTAGGTATGAAGTGTGACCCGCTGCCCGTCTATGGCAGCCACCTTCACCAGCCTGCTGCCGAAGCCGCAGTTCCGCATTATCATACCCACCTTGAGGGGGCCCTTGACCTTTTTAGTTCCCAGCATTTCAATCGTCATCGCGCTGCTCCTGGATGTGTGCCAAAATCTTGGCAAGTAATTCTGGATCGTACTTTAACAAAATTTCAAGTAGTTCGTACATGCTAGTTCCTTCCAGGGCTACCATAGCCCGTAAAGCTATGGTAGCCTTTGAAGCACTATGACTGCAAGTACGAAGTTAGCGCAAAGAACAGCAGAAATACGACACCCCAGATGTACACAATGTGTCGTAATCTATATCTTTGGGTCCCTGTTTTCGTAGGCGTTGCAAAATCTCGATCAGATCGTTTACGCATCCTGGTATCTCTCCATCAAAGTGGCATTCAACCTCAATCAAGGCGCACTCAAGGCACACCCGTTTCATGGCTTTACCTCCAAGGTAATCCTCAACTGCTGCCCATTTACTTCCACAGCAATTTCGCCAACAGGTTCTGTTCCAGCAATTAAAGTCCCAGCGCCCAAAAACTCTGCGCCACCCCTTTCCACCAAAGCTTGGATCACAATGTTCCTAAGCTTCAACATTTCACTCGCTGTCATTGTTGTTGTCCAGTACCAAAAACGTGAACTTACCACTCCCGGGTATATCCAGGTCCACACGGGCAACGCGCTCGCCAGTACTTATATCTGTGATACGCCATGAGGCCGGGTCCAAAGGTCTTACCAAGTCTGCCATAACTTCACTTGCGCTTAAGAGCTGTGCAGGTTCCATAACATTTCACTCCAAGGTTGTGTTAACTACCATAGCCAGTATACCGCCGAGGTAAGGGAATAGCTACTCCTTTATTAGCTCATGACAGATCAGACCTTTATATATACGCGCACAGCGGGCCTCTTTCCCCATATAAAGATTGAGTTGCTCGTTGAGCAGTTCTGGCTTTACAATGGGTAACTGGCACAGGCCAGAAAACCAGGAGCTTCCCACATGTCAAATGAACTAAAGGAGTTGGTGGACGGTATGTGCCGTGAACTATACGGCATCGCCAAAACCGACGCTACGGACCAAGGCATTTGTGTGATGTGCAAAGAGCAAGCCATCCCCAAATGCTACAGTGAAGCAGGCCGCAAAGAATACAGGATCAGTGGCCTGTGCGAGCCTTGCTTTGATACCGTAACCGGGGGAGGTGAGGAATGACCGTCCTAAGTAAGCACGATGTAGAAGCCCTGCATCGGTACAAAGTCCCCTCCCACATGCACGACGTGATCATTGCCTACTTCAATGATCGCAAGCACCCCGGAGGGTTTTTGGAGGCTGTGATTACCAACAACCTCACGGAAGCAGTCAGGCGGGCGGATACGTGGAACCAAGTGTCCCTTCCCAACTACATCCACTGGCTGTGGAACTGCGCCCCTTCCAAAATGTGGGGAAACGAGCAACGGTTTAACGATCACATACGCGGTAGTGAAATCAAACCACTACGCGATGCGTGGCCCGGTGACCGCATCGTAATACCAGCCGACGAGTTGGTGTATGGGACCCCCGAGTCATACGGGCGGGTGGTCAGCCGGGATGAAGAGTGTCTGTGGGTTGTCGCTGATGACGATCCAGAGCAAGGTGAGTTTCCCCTCTCCTATGAGGGGCACATCATGGTAGGGTAGGATATGTTCAAATACATGTACGTCAGTGACCGTGGTGAGGAGTTTGAGGTTGGGCATATGGAAACCAGCCATTTGCTGAACGTCATTGCCCACCACAAACGGCAGTTGGAAACCCTGGAATGGATAAAGGAAAGCTACGAATTCCAGGGTACGCTGAAAAAGCAGATCAAGCGACTCGAAGATACGCTTGAATTGCTGGTAGAAGAGCTGGTCACACGGTAGTGACCTTCAGTGATTTCAAAGTATTACGGTTTCTTCCAACCCATCAACCAAAGGAGAATGTCATGGGTAAAGAAATAGGCGAACTGCGTACAACGACGCACGTAGCCGACGTAGTACATCATGGGGAGAAGTTGATAGTCCCGGAAGGCATGGGCCTGGATAGTGCGATCGATCTGCTTAAACGGCGGAAAGATTACATGAACCAAAAGGTCAACCTTTCCGAGACCTTTGATGTATTCCCGTGGGACGGGGCGTATGCTCTGTCACAGGTGTTGGTCAAGAAGTTTGGTTGGGCCGAGGGAGTAGCGAAGCCGGGTTTGTTCGGCGAAACTAAGCCCCATATCATTCGCGTTGCAGTCAGTCATGACGCCAAAGCGGATGTCCCGTGGGGTGCCTTCTCTCTGCCGAACGTGGCTGGCTTGATCCACACCGGTATCGATCGCATTGATGGTCGCATAGTGTTTGACCTCAATGCAGAAGTACTTCGGAGAGACGAGCACATTGTCAAAGAGATATTTGCTGACGTAGGTGAATACCTCCGGCACAACTCTTTGTACCGTGGCAAGGCGATCCGGATACGCTTCAGGGACGATGATGGGGATATAATTCAGCTTCCCCACCCTGAATTCATCGATACCAGCAAGGCGCTTCCTGGAAAGCTTATATTCAGCAAGCACATCGAGGAAATGATAGAGTCAAACCTGTTCATACCCATTACACGAGTGGATGACTGCATCGCCAATAGCATCAAGGTGAAGCGCGGCATCTTGCTCGGCGGCAAGTACGGCACAGGAAAGACGCTAGCAGCGTCAGTTGCAGCCCACCTCGCGGAAAAGCACGGCATCACGTACGTCTACACTCCGCGGGCCAATGAGCTGAGCGACGCAATCGCCTTTGCGAAGCAATACCAGAGTCCGGCTTGTGTGGTGTTCTGTGAGGATATTGACCGGGCCGTGTTTGGCGACCGGTCAGTAAAGATGGACGACATCCTTAATATCCTGGATGGGATAGACACCAAGTCACACCGCATCATCACGGTGCTGACAACTAATCACCTGGAGAATATCAATCAAGCAATGCTCCGGCCGGGCCGGTTGGACGCCATTATCAATGTAGAAGCACCGGATGCTGAGGCAGCACAGCGCCTCGTACGGATGTATGGCGGTGGAGCAATACCGTTGACAGAGGATCTGACAGCGGTAGGGGTCATTCTTAACGGCCAGATACCGGCTGTGATCGAGGAGACTGTCAAGCGAGCCAAACTCTACCAGTTGGGCAAGACCCCTAGGGGTGGAGCCGTGACAGGGCTGACTGCTGACGCCATCCTGACCGCAGCCAAGACGATGGCCACGCAGATTGACCTGCTCAGGGAGAAGAAAGAAGACAAGAAGATCACCATGGACGGTGTGTTGAAGGGGTTGGTCAACGAAGCACTTGGGGAGTACTACGACTGACCCATTGGGGAGGGGCCTCGGCCCCTCCCGTTTCTAACTAGGAGAAGAACCATGAAGCTGCAAGACCTTTTGGAAAGATTAAGAAAGACGGATGACAGGGAAGAAGCCATCCGGTCCAGCGCTATGTTCGGCGCAAAGCTGATCGATGACATGACAGATTCGGACAATAAGGACTACGCCATGTCACATATCGCCAATCTGTACGGCGCGGCGACGGTAGCCTACGTCCTGGGGGTTATGGAGGACCACAAAGACTGTTGTGCGAAGGGCCAGAACCCCATGCGGATCCTGGAAGAAATGATGCGCAAGGTGGATGACAAGATTGTGGAAAATCTCATTGAGAATCTTAAAATGCGGGGAATTGACCTGTTTAAGAGCCACAATGAGCAGCTCGTCGATGAGCTGTTGAAGCAACTGGAAGAGGAGAATGGGAACTGCAAAGACCCTAGCTAGTTTCTCCTCGTCCAACTCCTGGTGCTGGCTAGGGTCGGTGGCCCCCTTCGGGGGGCCATTTTTCGCACTATGCACCGAGTAACGACTATGTTATAATGGGTCTGGTAACACCTGGGAGAACACGATGCTTGAACTCAAAGAATTGGGGGCGCTCACCGATCGCCTCCACAAAGTGCGTGAAGATCGTATTGCTGCTGATAAGGTAGCAGCATCATTGAAAGAGGAAGAACAACGACTTTATGGCGTGGTCGTTGCAGCTATGGAGGAACAGGAGTTATCCTCAGTGGGCGGAAAGGTCGCAATAGTCCACCGAGGTATCAAGCGCCAGCCCTATGCGATGGATTGGGATAGGGTTTACAAGTACATCACGGAAAACGAAGCATACGATTTGCTTCACAAACGTCTAACCTTCAGTGCCGTTCTTGATCGGTTGGACGATGGAGAGCACATCCCCGGTATTGGGGTCCAAGAACTAAGTTTCTTAACTTATGCGAAAGCGAGAACCTGATGTCAAACGAACTTATAAACTGGGAAGAAAAGATGCGGGAGCAGGCCGTCGCTGTGGCACGGCAGGAGCGCCCCTCAACCAACAAGATCTCCTTTAAGTCGGGCGTTATGACTTACATGGACAACATTATCAAGGACAACACGCTGGAATGTGTGATCCTTGCAGCCACAGAGGAGCATGTGTGGTATGAAACGAAGTGGAAAGCGAACGAATACAGCCCGCCGTCATGCTTCGCCATCGGGATCCCCGGTGACGAGTTATTTCCTCATGAAGTTGTGCCTGATGCACCAGCTACGTCATGCCGCGAATGCCCGAACTGGCAATGGGGATCCGACCCTGAGGGTGGCCGTGGAAAAGCTTGTAAGGAACGTCGTAGAATCGCGGTTATCCCGAATGACGACTTCAGCACAAGCGAAATGGCGTTGATGTCACTTCCAACCATGTCTATTAAAAACTGGAGCAATCACGTCAATGAGGTTGCAGCAATACTTCAGCGACCAACATGGGGAGTTATTTCCCGTGTGCGGCTTGTCCCCGATGTCAAGTCGCAGTTCAAGGTAGTATTCGGCACAGTTCGCCCTCTCGAGTCCGATGAGCTCTCCCAGGTTCATCCCCGGATTGCAATGGCAGAGGCATTGGTCAATACTCCCTATGAGATGAGTATCCCTGAGGAGGAAGCCCAAGCACCCTCTAAGAAGGAAAAATACTAGTCATCTCACAGGTCTGGCCCACCTGAACCGACGGGCCTTTCTGGGAGATAAGAATGATAGTACTAGACTTTGAAACCGAAGCCATAGTCGGTAACCCCCTATGGAAACCCCCTCGTCCTGTTGGTCTAGCCATTCAACATGGACATGATGAGCCAGAGTACATCACTAACTACAGTGATATGAAAAATACATGGCTCGCTGCTCTTGCATTAGATTCTGAACTGTTGTTCCACAACGCTCAATTTGACCTAGCCGTGGGCCTTCATTGGCTAGGCGGGAGGGAGCCCCATTGGAGCCGAATACATGACACCCTTTTCTTACTATTCCTTAAAGATCCGTACAGCACTACTCTATCGCTTAAACCGTCGGCTGATAGATATTTGGATCTCCCACCACAAGAACAGTCCGCCCTCCACGAATGGATCCTGGAGCATATACCAGACGCTACCCCGAGCACCGTTGGAACTTATATATCACATGCTCCAGTGGACCTCGTCGCACCCTACGCCAAAGGTGACGTTTATCGTACCCGACTGCTCTATGATAAATTTATTGGCGAGTTGGGCGGCGAAGCCTACGACAGAGAGCGCAGACTTGCTCCCAAACTTAGGGCAAGTAGCCGAAAGGGAATTCGTGTGGCGCGGGAACAACTCCAGCGGGATTATGAAATTTGTATTGGATCGATCGCTACCGCCGACGCTCGTATATATGAACATCTCGGAAACGTACCCTTCAATGTCAACTCCCATAAAGAACTCGCGGAAAGGATGGATAAGGCTGGATGTGTCGATGAATGGATACTCACTCCGAAAGGTCATCGGTCAACATCTAAAGATAATCTTATCGCAGTTTGTAAGAACCCCGACTTAGTAGATCTCTTAATACACCGGAATACAATGAAGACTTGCACGGGGACATTCATGAAACCGTGGCTAGATCTATCTGAATCGGACGGTCGTATTCATACCGAATGGAATCAAGTAGCGAATGATGAACAAAGCACACACTCAGGGACGCGTACAGGGCGGCTCTCATCTGCCCGGCCAAACTTCCAAAACATCCCCAATATATTCAAAGGAATAAAGCCCCGGGGAAACTCTGTATACACAGGGCATAGAGTACCTACAAATATCCAAGAAGCTACAATTCCATTCCCCAAAATTAAGGATCTACCTGATCCACCCAACATGCGGAGTTACCTACTCCCAGAAGAAGGGCATACGTGGATCAAACGTGACTTTAGTTCCCAAGAAATACGCATCCTTGCTCACTTTGAGGATGGGCTATTGCTTGAATCATACATCAATAACCCGTGGCTTGACCCTCACGATATGGCTCGGTTGCTCATTGAGGAAATGACTGGGTTCCAATATGCCCGTAAAGATGTCAAGATTACAGGCTTTTCTATTATCTACGGTAGTGGGGTACCGGGCCTAGCTCAGCAGCTTGGTCGACCGCGCCACGAAGCCCACACGTTACGTGAAGCCTATGGCCGTGCCATGCCAGCGGCTAAGGCCCTCGCCCGCTCGACGCAAGCTCGAGGGGCGTCAGGTGAAGCGATCCGCACATGGGGAGGTCGGTATTACTTCACTGAGCCACCTAAGATTATTAACGGCTCCATGCGGTCGTTTGACTATAAGCTCTTGAATTACTTAATTCAAGGCTCAGCAGGTGATCAGGCCAAGCAGGTTATCAATGATTGGTGGGAAGAGTACCGTGACCCTGACACTGTTTTTATGGCCACGGTTCACGATGAAATAAATGCCTCCGCACCAACTGAAATTTGGCGCGAGGAAATGCGTATGCTACGATTGGCCATGGACCAAGACCTCTTTGACTGCCCTATGCGATCCGAAGGGGAGTACGGGGAAAATTGGGGAAGTCTACATAAGTTGAAGCAAGAAGAGGATTACAATGATACAATCATACAGCAGCATGGCGACTTACGACCAGTGTCCGCAACGGTATAAGTTCGCCTATATTGATAGAATTGAAATGCCAACGGAGCCAGCGTCGCCAGCTATGGAGCGAGGGCTGGCTGTCCACAAGTCCATAGAGAATTACTTCAGTAGAACAACCGAGTATTTACATCCAGATATTCATGCTAACTACGGTCAGTTCATGTTTGGGATACGTGAAGCGTACCCAAATGTGAAAGCGGAATTCAAATGGGGCGTCACCTGGGAGTATGAGCCATGCGCCTACAGCGATCCAAGAGCAATGCTCCACGGGTTCATAGACTTTCTGATCCTTTGCGATCCTCCAACCTTGCTTTTGTACGAGTGGAAGACGGGGAAGCAGTACCTGAAAGAACACATGGCCCAAGTCCATTTATACTCAGTAGCGATGATGTGCCACTATCCGGAGTACGATTCCGTAAACGCCCACTTGACATACGTGGATGAGGTGGATGTAAAAGTTATCAACTATCCACGGTCAATGATGTTTGAGTATAAGCCGATGCTGCGCAGACAAGCGGGTACTATCGCCGACGCTACCCGGTTCCCCGCCATGCCATCATTCCGTTGTCAGTGGTGCCCATATTCGCGCCAAAGGGGAGGTCCATGCCCAGTCGCTTAGAAAAGGAAATAGAAAAGGCTGTTTGCGAATACGCTCATATCTTTGGTATATTGACACCGAAGATACAGGTAGTCGGAGAACGTGGCTGGCCTGATCGTATATTCATAGATGAACGTGGAGTTCACATCTGGGTGGAGTTTAAGAAAGAAATGGAACTCCCTACTCCCATCCAAGTTCATAGGATGCAACAATTAGCAGAACGAGATACACTGGCCGTCGTTATATGCGAGATTCAGGCCGGGAAGGAGTTAGTAGATGCTATGGTCGCCGCACGAATACCAGTTGAGGGCACTGAACCTCCTAGTAGCGCAGGGATCGGTTGGTTTGTTCCTGGATCCAGGTCTAGGGAAAACTAGCATATGTCTAGCTGGCTTCGATCTATTGAGAAAGGAAGGATACGCGGAGCGTATGCTAGTCATTGCTCCCCTCCATGTGTGTTACAACGTCTGGCCAAGGGAGGTAAAGAAATGGGACAACTTCAACCACCTACGAGTAGAGATACTTCATGGTAAAGATAAGGCGGCAGCTCTTGCTAGAGACGCCGACGTATACGTTATCAACCCAGAAGGGCTCCAATGGCTCTTTGCATCTTCTACTAAGCGAAAGAAATGGGACATCCTCTGCGTTGATGAGAGTACAAAGTTTAAGGATTCTTCAACTAAACGATTCAAGCTTATGCGTCGTTACTTTGAAGAATTCCCTAGAAGGTGGATCCTTACTGGCACTCTTATACCAAACGGAATACATGATCTATTTGGGCAAATCTACATACTTGATTTCGGACACGCCCTTGGAAGATATGTCACCCACTTTAGGAATAAGTACTTCACTACGGAAGCGTGGAAGCCCTACTCTTACATCGCCAAAGAAGGGGCCTGGGAAGAAATCACGAACCGTATCGCGCCATACAGTCTAAGACTGAAGGCCGAAGATTA